CATCAGAAAAGTGATGGGCTAATCGCTCGTCGGTATTTGGCACGCTCATATACAAAGCAATTCTATTTCATTTTCAATGGCTTGCAATACCAAACATATATGCAAGATATAAATTAAGCAAAAATATCGAAGTCCATCTTGGCCACTGTCATGCCGGGCGCTCTGCCGCCTAGCTGGTGGGTTCTTGTCATTCGGTTATATTCGCCGCCACCCAGCATCAGGTAGCCAAATGAGTCGCCAATGTGTGAGTGTTCGTTCTTGTTGGGTGCGTCTCTGAACCGCTCTTGCCCTGCGCCGACGGCAACCCGCTTGAAGTGGTATCCACCGGCTAGAGATTTCCTCAGTAGCTTGCAGTTGCGGTTAACGATTAGCCCTGGCTTGCCGTCAATTAGGCGCTGCATGGGCGCTGCTGCGGCTTCTCGGCGTACTTTAAAGTCGTTGCTGGCTGTCGGCTGTGCGCGTAGACCAAGCGTTCTCAGGTAGTCAAATGCGGTGACTTCATAGATGCCATCACGCTGCATACCGGCTGGGTCGCCCCAAATCATAACCTGATGGTTTGGGTACCGCGCATTGAGTTCAGCGAGCAGCTGCTGGCCGAAGCGCTCCAGACCCATATCAAAGGTGACAATCTCATGGTGGATCACCCAGCGGCCATTAGGCAAGCGCTGGCCAATGGTAGCCGCCGGGGTTAATCCGAAGTCGAGTCCGAGCTGGATCGGCACATCAGGCGATACCTCGGTGTCACCAGACATCAGAGAGTCGTTATATTCCGGCCAGACGGGTCTACCCTCTTGCACATAGGTGTAGAGCCCACCAGCGTAGCACTTGATCCAATCCAAGTTCTTACCTAGCAGCATCTGCTGGTAGTAACCACCCGGCAGGTTGTTGACATTCTCGGCCTTGGGGTTGACCTTCCACCACTTGCCGGCAGAGAAGATATGATCGTTTGCCTCTGGGTTGTCTGGCAGATCGGCTGGATCGACTTCGGTAATCCCACCTGGCTGCTTCCAAAACTTCCAGGCGTAAGCGCCGGTCATCTTCTCCTTCTCGGCCATCTTATGCCACCAGTGGTCGTCATCCATCGGGTTGGTATCCATCCAGATACCGTGCCAGGTAGCGCCTCCGTCCCTCTTTGTGGGATAACGTCCTACCCGGTGCGTCAGACCGTCAATCACCGCCTTGGGCAGCTCCCGCGCCTCGTTGACCCACGCACCTGTTAGCTCCAAAGAGAGCAGCTTCCTGACATCTTTAGGCTGATCGAGCGCCAGAAAGATGACCTCCATGTCGATGCCTGCGGCCTCACCGCGGGCTGGTAGCCGGATATGGTGGGTAATCGGCGGGGTATAGAGCATCGGCCCGAAAGTAGACTCAGGAAAGAGATCCAGCCAGGTTTTGATGGTGGTGGTCTTTAGCATCGGGTAGCTGTTTCGCACCACCGCCCAGCGGGTATAGCGGATGTTATCAATCGGGCTCGGCTTCTGCTGAATCGCCTTGGTAAAGATCTTGGCCGCACAGCCGTAGCTCTTGCCTGACCCCACCGGACCCATGATCCCCTGCACAAAAGCGTTGCTCTTGAAGAAATCGTAGATCACTGGGCTCTGGCTGAAGTCGAACCGCAGACCCTCGCTCGCTACCGTCTTGCTTGACTGCTCTTTTGTTTTTGACACGTTTCCTCCAGAGACTCATTATTCTGCGTTAGGTGCGACCACGTTGACATCAATCACGCTAGGCTTGTCGTTCTCGTCAGGGTTGTCCAGCAATCCACTCGCCTTAGCCAGCAGACGCAAAACACCTACCTTGTCATACAACTCAATGTCCAAGAAACTGTTGCCATCCTTGTCTGTTCTGACCGATACCTTCTTAATGGCCTGCAAAGCGTGCTCAGGGATCTGGTGCGCCGCCTTAACCTTTACATTGCCGTCCTCGTCCCAATCCATAATGTCCGTGATCTTGGTATTGGCCATGCACAGCAAAGCGTAGCTGACCGCTTCTCGGTTTTGAACCAGGGTGTTAGAGCGCTCCAGCCTACGCTGAATTGAGCGCGTACCACCCCAGTTCGTCATAGGCGGGATAACCGTTGACTGCTTTCGGGAAACCATGTCAGTCACCAAGGAATGTCGTCATCAGGAGCAGCTACCTGCGGCTGAACCTGTGGCTGTGGCTGGTAACCGTTAGATTTGGCTTCACTGTGCGCAGATCCCCTAGAAACCTTCACCCCACCTATCTTAACCTTATAGAAGTCATCACCCGCCTGTGTCTTCTTAGGCGTTACCTCCAGCCAATGTATCGTGCCATCAGGCAACATAACATCACCCTTAAACTCAGCGTGCCAATCTTCCTTCTTATCCCTGTTGATAAACGCACTACCCTGACCGGGCTTGTGTTCATACGCCATAAAAACCTCCATCTTAAAAAAGTGAGAAAAAATTGCGGGGAGTCCCCGCTACGCCAACGCTGGGGGCGGGGGGCAAGGGGTGCCTTTCTGACAACAGGCATGCCATAGTGGCAACGTAATCGTTTCCCTGGGCGTGCGTGCTTGCCTTCGATCAAATATGGACACGTCAACAACCCCCCCTGCCATTTGCAGACACCTCCAGCCACCCCCCCTGTCCAAAACCCATACGTTCGATTGCGATTTGGACACATCGGATTAGAGCCTCTACAAGCCTCGATCCAGCCTTACCCATGTCTGCCTATTACCTGCCCTGTGATCGTGCCTTGGCGGTACCTTAAATCGCGTTTAAACGGCATCACCTGTCCGTCCGGCATCCCGATGTAGCTGCATGATGGAGTCAATCAGCACTCCGGGTTGTGGGATTGGCAACCCTTCACCCTGATACAAGTTAAGCAACATTGCAATATCAGCATCTAGTTGTTCAATCGTTAATGGTTGCACAGAACTTAACCTAAGTACTTCCTCCTTAGTTAAACCTTTAATCTTATGTTTAATAAAAACCTTAATATATTCCTCCTTAGTTGTTCTTTCCGTGTTCTGCTCAACCTCATTAGGTTGCGCATAGGTTGCGTATGTATTGCCTACTTTTTCATCACTTGGTGCAACCTTATTGGGTTGCTTATGCTTGGCTTTCTTTGCGGCAATCTCTGCTTTCATCTTAGCAACAGTTACGGTGTCCCCTGACTTTGGCATGGTGTATTCCTTTGGTGGTTGGGTTATAGGTTTAACAACTCCTTTAATCATCTCTTGGATGCGTCTTAGTCCTTCAGGATCGGGTGTCATATCGTTCATCTGCTCCTCCTTCATGTAGGGTGGTCTGGTGTCTTCAATGCGGCTGGTGACTGCAATGGCTGTCTCTGTGTCGATGGTCGGATCAAAGACAACCCGCATGGTGTCTGGCCTGATCCCTCGGTAGTGCCGGCTTACAACCTCAACATACCCGGCTTCCTTGAGCTTCTTTAGCTGCTTACTGATGGCCTGCCGGCTGACTCCAGCATCCTGAGATAAGCGCAGCTGGCTTACCCAGGTAACGCCTGCCCGGTTGCAGTAGCTGCAGACCAGGGCTAAGATCCGGAACATCCCGTCAGTCAGGCGCTTGTCCTGCAATGCGCGTATTGGCATCACAGCAACCTTGCGCTGGTCTGGCGTGGGATCCTTTTCCTTGACTCTAGGCTTCTTCGGTAACTTGAACTCAATCACATTGCCAGGCTGTGGAATCACTGCTCCAGCCCCTCAACTTCCATGAGCTTGATCAAAGTGAAAATAGCATTGGTCGGAATCGTCAACTCCTTGGCTGACCGGTTCTTTTGCAGGCAGATGGTCTGCCACTTAACCAGGGCGTTGTAGGCTTCCTGCACCGCAGCTCTAGCCTTCGGGCTCAGTTGTGGTTCGCTCATGTGTTCTTCTCCCTCAGCTTGGCTTCGATGGCTTCAGCAAACCATTTAAAACCTAACGGCAATCGTTTTGCTTCGCCGTCAGTTTGTGCTAAACAGTCAAACATTTCCTCATCCGTCAGCCCCTGCCAGTTGCGTTGTTGTGGCGCGGTGACGGTTAAAACGCCATCCTGCTTTGCACCGCACTTTGTGCATTCAACTTCCATCAGGTACTTGTCAGCCACCGGCTCCGGTTCAGGCTGCGCGAGTCGGGCGCGTAGAGTTTCGATTGCTTCCTGCGTTCTGGTTATCGGTCTGGTTTGTGCAACGTGATATTCCATCGCATCAAGCACCTGCTGCGCTTCCTCGCGGGTTAGTGTGATGGTCATGGCAACAACCCCTTGATAGCCTTGATCTCCCAGCCGGTAATGTCATGCACCCGCAGAATAGTCTCAGCACCCACCGGCAACCGGTTGTGACGCAGCTTTGAGATCTGGCTCGCCTTTAACTCCAAGAACCTAGCCAGCTCGGCATCAGTCTTGAGCTTGTATTCCTTCATGATCTTGTCTAGCAACTGGTGTTTCTTACTTGGAACTTCCATTTTTATATCTCCTCAACATGTCTTGTCGCAGCTTAAATCGAGCCTCTGAGCCGCGTTCTTTCTCAACCCCGTTCAGGTAGTCGAGCTTGGTTATCCGTGGCTTCCTAGCCTTGTCTGGTAGCTTTAAGGCATACCGGATCTCGCACTCATGCCGCCACTCTTCCGACCAGGTACAGACAGTCCTGCCGTCCAGCACTACTGGATCGGTAAATGGATGCATTCGCCCGCACAGTGGGCATGGCGCATCAGCCAAGGAATCGCCTGTGATACCGCCTGGTAGCCTTCACCGCAGAGATCCAGCCTAAACCGCTCGTCTTCCACATCCAAAAACATCGCAGGATCCGTTTAGTCTTGGCCATTACATTTTCCTCCCACGCAACATCCGGCAGGTTTCCCGCTCCCTCTGGGTGACATCAGGATGGAAAGACTCCAGCGCACAGATCCGCTGCCACTGCTCTGGTGTCTGCTTGTGCGGCATAACAAAGATTGCATACAGCAACCCGGTTGCAATGCCACCCGCCCAGACTCCGGCAACAATGTGCTGGCCGGCTGTCATTTGATCCTCCGCATCGCCTTGGCCTGTTCCAGCTGCTGCTCGCGCCGGATCCTGCGAAAACGCTTGGCCAGATCTGTGTCGCTAGCCGGGATGTACTTCCAATCGTCATTCCAAACGCTAGCCGTCGGGTCCTTCTCCCGTGGCTTTGGCTTGGCCGCCTCCTGCTGTTGCGGCAGTGCTAACTTCAGTTTTTGCATCGCTCACCCCCTCAAGTTGATCCCGCATCATCGGGATAAAGTTGTCTAACAACAGACAGACCCGCCAGGGCTGCCCATTGCGCCTGTAAACCAATACTGGAACCTCTCCAGGCTGGGCGCAAGCCTCCACCTGCTGACTCCATAAATCCATTTTCAAAGTCTCCTGCCGCTTAACTTCCAACCTGAACTTCTGGATCGTAATGTCGTCAGCGCCGTCCCTGGATTGCCCCAGGTTGCGCTTGACCACAAAACCCAGCTGATCAGTCAGCAGTTTGGCCAGCTCACGCTCCCCCGCAGAGCCCTTGTCCCGCTTACCTCGACCGTTCACCGAGCCCCCAAGAGCTGCTGCAGCCGGGTTTCTGTGCTGCTGTACTTCGGCCTCAGTGACTCAATGACCAGCTCCTCAATGATGCTGGTGCGCGATCTACGCTGATCCCTAGCCGCAGCATCCAGCAGATCCTTGGTTTCAGCGCGAAAGCGCACAAGCATTTGCTTGTATTCCTGCTCCATCAGACACCTCCCTGTAAATATATCGGCAAGATAGCACAGCTTTTTCCTGCGTTGGTAGTGGTAAAAATACCACAGGGAAATATTGGTTTGGGTTATTGACATATCGCCGAGATATATGAGAGTCTCTGTCTACGGTCACTACCGACCGCACCGCCACCGAGATACAGGAGCGTAAACATGAGCAAATATGTAGCCTACTTCCGAGTTTCCACCGAGCGCCAAGGTCAGTCTGGCCTCGGCCTTGAAGCCCAGCAGGCAGCCGTCAAAACCTACGCTGATGGCATCATCCACAGTTTCACCGAGATCGAATCAGGCAAGCACGACGACCGGCCACAGCTGGCCGCTGCCATCGCTATGTGCAAAGCCACAGGCGCAGCTCTGCTGATTGCTAAGATCGACCGTCTGTCGCGCCAGGCAGCCTTCCTGCTGACCCTGCGTGACTCTGGTGTCCAGATCGTGGCAGCCGACATGCCGCACGCCGGCACGTTAGAGTTTGGCATCCGCGCAGTGGTTGCCCAGCATGAGCGTGAAGAGATCAGCCGCCGTACCAAGGCAGCGCTGCAGGCAGCCAAAGCCCGCGGCGTTAAGCTCGGCAGCCCAAACCCAGCAGCTGGATCCGCAGCCGGTATCGCTAGCATTCAAGCAAGCGCAGATCAATTTGCCCAGCGCGTTCAGCCCATCATCGCCGACATCATCGCCAAAACCGGATCGACAAGCCTGCGTTCAATCGCAGCTGCACTGACAGCTCGCGGCGTGCAGACAGCTCGCGGCGGTACCAAGTGGGGTGCCAGCCAAGTTGCCAACCTGATGCAGCGAGGTGCAGCATGAGCGACGACTTTTTCCTGGGAGCCATCACAGCCATGATCATCATGGTCGTTATCTTAGTCGGCGGAGGTGTCATATGATGACCGGTCAGATGCTGCGCGACGCGCAGCTGGCGTTCTTTGAAATGCGAGACTCCGATTTTCTGGAGCACTGCAGGACTATAGCGGCAGACATTGCCAAGCAGCACGGCCAGGTGTCGATCAATGAAGTACGCAAGGCCATCAACATACCTGAAGGCGTGCATCCATCTGTGCTCGGCGCTGTTTTTAAGTCAAAAAAATTCATAGCTATCGGTTACACCGAGGCTACCCACAAGGCCGCACATGCTAGGGTCGTGCGCGTCTACAAACTCAAGGAGGAAACATGTCAGGAAAGCTAACCCCAAACACAATGATGTCAGCCAGCAGGCTTCCTGCGCTGTTGGGATTGTCTAAATACCAGAGCCCCAATGATGAGCTGCAGACCACCATCAATGCGATTACCGGCATTGAATCTGACTTTGAGCAGAATGAATCGATGGCCTGGGGCGACCGGCTTGAGGAAATTATCCTGCGCGAAACAGCAAAGCGACTCCAGCTCACAGACCTGAAGACTGAGTTTAACAAAGCGTTCTATCATGAAACACTGCCGCTGGCCTGCAGCCTGGATGGCTGTGCTGATGGTGCCGGGCAGATCGTCCGCACCGACCCAGACGCTGGGATTTATGTGATCGGTAAAGACTCCATCGAGTTAGCCGGGGTTGGCGTGCTTGAGGCCAAGCTCACCGCAGTGCAGCCCGAAGAAATCCCGGCACTCTACCGTGGTCCTGTGCAGCTGCAGGCACAGATGGACATCATGCAGGCCAAGTGGGGATGCGTAGCCGTGCTGTACCAGGGAACCACGCTGCGGATCTTCCTGTTTGAGCCGCACGCACAGACGCTGGCTACCATCAAGGCAGCCGTGCTTGAGTTTCAGCACAAGGTAGAAAAATTCAGAGCAACCGGCGAGATAGATTTCTACAACCCGGCGAGCAGCAAAGACGCTGACCGCATGTATCCGACCGCAGACGAAAGCCGCACGGCACACTTGCCGGAGCGAGCGCAGCAGCTGGTCGGGCAGATCGTGGCCGCCAAGGCAGACATCGAGCAGGCAGAACAAAAGCGCACCGAAGCAGAGACAGAGTTGAAAGCAATGATGGGCGAGGCATCGAAAGCCAAGGTCGGCAACTATGAAATCCGCTGGCCAATGCGTTTCTACAAAGCAGCGCCCCAGCGCGTCGTGCCGGCCAAGGATGCCTACAGCATTCGTCAATCCACACTATCAATCAAGGAGCTTTGAGATGGACAACCGAGAGCTGACAGACATTGAGCAAGCGCACGCTGCAGCCTGCGTCGCGCTGCTTAATGCGGTGCCGACAATGACGGAAGAGCAAGCAAACGAAGTGGTGGACAGCCTGTCTGTCTTATTGCTTCAGACATTAAATACTTATGTACCAGGGGATGATGATGCAATTGACTACAACTAAGGGATTCGCTCCCGCCACTATGGGCGAGGCGATGGAGTTTTCAAAGATGCTGGCCGACTCCAGCATGGTGCCACGCGCTTACCAGGGAAAGCCACAGGACATCATGGTCTGTGTGCAATGGGGCTATGAGCTCGGCCTGGCACCCATGCAGGCGTTACAAAATATAGCGGTGATAAATGGGAAGCCAAGCGTCTACGGCGACGCTATGGCCGCTCTGGTGCAGGCTAGCCCGGTCTGCGATGGTATCGACGAAACCTTTGAGGGAGTCGAGGGGACGGGTGAGTTTGCCGCTGTCTGCATAGCCAGGCGCAAAGGCCGGCAGCCGGTGACAATCAAGTTTAGCGTTAACGATGCCAAGCGTGCTGGTCTTTGGAATAAGCAGGGACCGTGGACGCAGTACCCAAAGCGGATGTTGCAAATGCGAGCCCGCGGCTTCGCCCTGCGCGATGCCTTCCCTGATGTCTTGAAGGGATTGATCAGCGCCGAGGAGGCCGCCGACTACCCTGATGATGCCAAACCCAGGCCAATCAAAGATGTCACGCCCATCCCAGCAAACCCGCTGGATATGATTGCGCCGCCAGCACCGCCGCCAGTAGAGTTCGCGCCTATCATTGAAGAGGTGCGCGTAATCATGGAACAGGAGCCGACTGAAGAACTGATTACTATCGGCAAAGAATTCGTTGATGCGTTGATGGCATCCGAGCCGGTCAAATTAGATTTGCAGAATGTTCCTGCAGAATCTGCAGAACCTGCTGCAGAACCCACTGTGGTAGGCGACTGGCCTCTGATGGTGCCAGACATGAAGGCCGAGCGAGTCGAGGGTGATCCTGTGCCGGCCTTACTCAATAGCACCTGGTCCGACATTGATGCCTGGTGCGATGCGTATGAGGAGCTCGCAGACAAAACCGCACGCGCTGGTAAGCGTCCAGCCAGGGAGCGCATGACAATCCTGAAAGAGCTGCGCAATGCTAACCAATCGGTCATCGAGAAGATCGACCCGGTCAAGCGGCTGCGGCACTCTGCTTCCTACGCCAAACGTCTTGCAGCGCTGGGCGCATCAATGGGTGGATCAGCAGAAAAAAACCCCGGCACTTAGCCGGGGAAACTGGTCGGGTGGTTTGGCGCGAAGGAGGTCGCCCAGCCCGGCCAGAGTCGCTACTGTCTTATTGCTTGATACTGGGCGTGGCACTGCTTGAGGGAGGCGCGGAGCTCATCTGCTCTGGCAGCCTCCCCTGCAAGAAATTGCGCATCCTCTCTAGAAAGTCCTGCTCCAGTACAGCTGGAGGGGGCGCATCCAGCACTGGCGGTACTGGACACGGTACTGGTTTCGGTGGTGGGGCGACTCGGCCTGTCGCGCAGGCTGTTAGTAAGAGCGGCAGTGCGAGCATTAAGATCACGGATCTCACGGTCTTTATCCTTTCTTAGTAGGTCAGCGCTGGCCTGCAGTTCCTGTTCCTTCTCGCGAGCTGCAGCCTGGGCAGCAGCGTGCTCTGCCAGCTGCGCAGCCCGTTCCTTATCCCACTTCTGTTGCACCTCGGCCACGCCCAGCTCATGCCCTTGGTACAGGCCGGCACCGCCAGCTGCAGCCACCGCCAGGACAAAGCCAAGGATTAACCAGGGATTCATTTTGTTGGCGGCACTTTTGTTCCGTCCAATTTTTTATGGACCTTTACATCTTTGCAGACTTTAACTTCCTTGCCTTTGCGATCCTTCTGCATGTTGCAAATCTTCTTAGTCTCGGCGGCAAAGGCAGGCATTGTCAGGGTCAAGGCCAACAGGGTTGCAAATAGCGTCTTCATTCGTCTCTCTCCGGGTGAGGTGGTTGAACAGGGGCAGGCTTGCCAGCATAGCCAGCAGCAGCAACAGCAGCAGGATCTCCCTCGCTGCGTACTGTGGTCACAGTCGTTGTCACAACAGGCGCAGGCTTGGGTGGTGGTGCATCCTTGAAGTCAGCAGCAGTCGAGATGCCGGGTGGTGGTACGAAGGCATCCTTACCCTTGACTGCAATCAGCGTAGCCAACGCACCAAGGATGTACTTGCTCATGTCTGAAAGCAAAAGAAAAAATTTTGCATCTGCCGGTGCCATCCCCGACATCGGTTGGGTCACGAATACGACTGAGTACATCGACAGACCTGCCATGATGACTAGGATCAGGCAGAAGGTAATGCCGATGGTGAACTTTAGTAAAGCATTGAGCTGCTCTTCTGTAGCTTTCAAAATCATGGTTTCACCTTTTCAGGTTGGGTGACATCTTCAGGACAGGTACCAGTTGCAGTGCAAATCGGTGGCTTGCACTCTGTAGCTTCCCAATTCTTCGGGTCTTGGCAAGGATACCTAAACCGATCACTGCAAGCGCTAGCCGCCCAGCACATGCAGAGCATGAGCGTAATGTTTCTTACGGTCTTCAAGTCCAATGGTGCCTCCGTTAATCCGTTTAGTCATGGTCAAAATGTCACCGGCATCTGCCAGTTTGTTCAGGCTTGTCTGTTCCCAGTACCAGCAAGCACTTTGAGCTGCTCCCTCAAAGGTCTGCATATACTCCGAGGCTTCTTCAGGCGTGATGCCAATGGATGATGCAAACCAAAAATAATTATCCTTGCCGGTAACCTGAATTAGACCTCTGCCCTTGTAGAGACTGCCCTGCCCGGAGGCTTCATCACCATTACCCATGCGATTGGCGTAGACGCGGTTAGCAATCTTGTCTGGCTGGCGAGCGTAAGCGTTGGCAAGCTCAAGGGTTGGAAAATATTTTGGGAAGGTCTTCATCAGACCAGCGGCGCTGTAGTTGAGGTTCTCTGTCAGCCAGACAAACCCACCAGACTCATGGCCACACTGCGCCATGAATGCAGCGATGCGCTTTGGTGTGTTGATCTCGTAGTCTTCAGTCAGTGACTTGCCATTCAGCTCAGTCTGCTTGCCGAACAGTGCGTCGTACCACTGCTGTGGGTACTTGGTGTTGGGAACTAACTGCCTAAACTGCTGCATTGTAATCATTCTTCACCCCTCATTTCCCGTAAAACTTTTATCCGCAGTTCTTTCATCTTGCGGGTTTCTTGCTCCGCCCGGTACAGCGCATTGTTCATGTCCATGTACATCACGCCCATGACAGGCAGCGCAATCACTAGCACAAAACACAAGACCACCACGGCGACGAGTAATGCCCACGGTACGTCTGGCTCGTTCGTAGGAGGAGCAGGGTTCCGACGTACCACACCACGACGAAAAGGATTGCTCCAACCCATACCGCTTCTTCCTTCCGCTTCCTTCTCAACCTACGTTGCCGAGCAGCCTCAATCTGTAACTTCGCAGTCTCACGCTTATGCGCTTCGTCCTGCTCAATGACGATCTGCTTCCACATCTTTTCGTACCGGCTCCACAAATCACCCAGTTCAGCTGGTGCCTTATAGACCATAGTCTCGCGCAACTCAGCAAACATCGCATCCAATCTTGACCGGACGATGACGCGCATCAATGCCCGCTTGCCGACCGAATCCGTACCTGTGTACACCTGTGTTGCTTCTGCTTCCTGCTGGATAAAGACCTTGCCTATCTTGTCGTACTCATCCATCAGCACACCAAGATCATTGCCGATCTTGATGAAGACATCATTGGGATCAGCCCTGCCAATCTCCTGTACCTTTGCAACCTCCTCGTTATACTGAATCTTCTGAGCGTTCGTCGGATTCGGTATCTTCCCGAACTGCGTCTTCAGATCTTCCAGTACATCCTTGACCTCACCCGCTGCGCCCTTGATGTCCTTGTATAGCTGGCATCCTTTCTTGACGGCAGCAACAGCAGCATTGGCAGCAGCAAGTAGGGTTAGCGGATCCACATATTAAAACAAGTGCAGTTGTTTCTTCATGGCAATCAGCTCCTCGCGCAAGGCATCATTAGCCTCCTCGCACTTACGGTTCTGTTCCTCGACAGCAGCCAGCCGATCAGACAGCCGTGCGACTTCCTCGCGCAGAGTAGCGATGACCTGCTGCCACGCAGCGTCAGTAGCATCAGCGGCCTTGTTGCTGCGGCTGTCGGCCATGATCTTCTGGTACATACCGTAGGCACCAGCGCCAGCAGCAGCAATACCGACACCAAGGTTAGTCAGCCAATCATTCACTTGGCACCTCTGGCTCTGGGTCAGGCACCTCGGTGATACCGATGGCGTTCTTCTCATGGATCGTGGTCAGTCGCAGCCAGTTAGCTGGGTAGGATGTGCCATCGGCATCCTTAAATGGGGTGTCGAGTGGGAGGGCGACTCCGTTTAGTAGAAACATGGTTTACCTCATCGGGCTAAAGAATTACGAAATGGCGTTTCGGCGAAAGCCATAAATATGTATGTGCCGCCGCTGGCGTTCCACCCGCCACCGAGATTTCTAATCTTAAATCCGTTACTTAACATATCTACAAAATTTGCGGCAGCCTCCGCAGAAGATGCCTCGGCATAAAGCAGCAAATCGTTTGGATTTTCTGGATCTCTGGCAGTGTCGTGAAGACACCAACTGAACCCAGATGTATCTGTCCGTTTAAGCATCACATACCTCGGCCTAAACCCGCAGAACACAAAAGGACCGTCAGTTGACCCGTTGCCTGTGTAGCTGCCGAAGCGACTAAACCCTGCGACTTCGCTGAATAGGTAGGCTACATAGGTTGCTGTATTGACGTTAATTCCGTCACCAGCAATACTGAATACAGAAGAAGTTGGCGCAGTTTTAAAATAAGGATCATCTGCTGCGTTTGCCGTAACTTGCCGCGATGACGTTGTATTTAAATACAGCCAACCCGTAGAGCCGGTATCGTTGAGTGCCTTTGAGTAGACCCACCAATTTGACGTGGAATCCCTGCGCTTTGTAACAATAAAAACTGGAGCAACGCCAAGACCATGCCCAACAGTAGCACCTGCCGTTCCATTGCCCGTATACGTCACAATGTCGAAGCCCTGCGTTGCGCCTTCTTTCCAAAACCATCCAACAGCGTTGGTTTGACTAAGGCCAGCGTCGCTGGAATAGGTAACGCCGTTAGCATCAAACGACACGATGCCGAGCGAATCATTCGCTCCCTCTGCGGCTGTGCTACTTGAATTTAATCCCTTCGCTCCTACACCTCTTACCTTGTCATACAGATAGTGTTGATAAGTTTGATTACGGGATTTATGCCATACCAGATCAGGCGCAAAACCAAGACCTGATACAACGGTGGCATTGTTGTAAAGCGCAATATCAAAATACTGATTGCCCTTCAGGATAGTCAACTGGGGCAGGTTTAGCGTGTTTAGTGCTTTGAAGCCTGTTGGTGGTGTGTAGCTGAAAGGGCGCTGGCCGAAGTTGGCAGCAACTACGCAAACACCGCCGACATTTCGGTCTGTCACATAAGCGTAGGCATCACCCGTAATGCCAGTAAATGCTGCGTTAGTTCCAGCGGCAGGGTCACCGCTTGCTTGCCATGTGCCGTTCTTAGCCCACCAAATACGACCATTGGTAGCATCGTAGGCAATGCCGATTACATCGTTCGTTGTGTAGGTAGCGCCAAAAGAAACAGCACCGCCAGATGTTGAAAACTTGTTTCCTGTGTCAGCTTGGTATGTAAATAAAGTTCCCTGCTTAACATCGCTACCCGGAAAGATGCTGATACCAAGGTCAGCAATACCGCCGTTGCTGGTTGGTGTGAACTCCCAATAAAATTTGCCAGAGTTCATCGCCATCGTTGCACGACAGTTGCTCCCACCAACAGTTCCAGTGGTGACATCTAAGTTGCCGCCAGCAATACTTCCATCTAAACGGTCAAGCGGATTCATTACCGCATAATTCCCCCGCCCATTCCCGCCGTCAGCCCACTGAGTCGGCACATCCAGCATCGAGTCGTATGTAACACCAGCAGTCACGCTGATGTTGTTCGGTGTCCAGTTGTTGCCGTTGCCTGAGTAGTCCTTGCCGATAGTTGTGGCAGTAGCGCCGGTGTTGTCGCTAAAGTTTAGGTAGAAGCCGTTAGTGCCGTAGGTTCCTGTGTACTTAATAGGTGACCATACGCCAGTAGTAGCATCAGTTTGACCAAATGATGATGGTGTTAAGGCTTGGCCGTCAATAAAATTGACTTCGGTTAGGTAGCCGTCAAAAAACAAAGATGCGCCGTTCAGATCGCCAATAGTGGTTAGCGTTGCGCTGTTCAAATACCCGTCATAATTTAATGATGGGTAGGAAGCCGTTGCTAAAGCAGTCTGCTGAACTCCATTTACATATATTTTTACTCTGTTGGATGATGTTGCTTGAGTTGTGTCAAATGCAATTGCAATGTGATACCAAGCAGACGGGTCACGGAATACGGCAGAAGTTGTAAGTTGCCAATTCCAACTTGGTGATGCGTAATCTCCGATGTTTAATCGTTCGTTAGCATCAAATTCAAAGTAAAACGCAGCAACGCCACCTGTATTGTTTGTGCCAGCAATAAATCTTCGCGCCCCATTTATAGCGCCTCGCTTTACCCAATTACTCCATGTCCAAGTTTTTCGGTTGCTGGCACTAGCAGGTGTTCGATTAAAATAAGCAGACGCACTCGACCGCAACCGAACGCTGCGGCTGATCTGGTAGCCCTCTGGGCCAAGCAGTAATGGCAGTGCGTCAATCATTTGACATCACTCACAAGGCGAGCAGTGATGCGGCTGCTGCTCTCACAAAAATAAACTAGAACGTCAACGGCGTTCGCGCTTGTGGTCAGCGTCGGCGCTGTGCCATTGCTGAACTTCCAGTTGCTGCCGTAGGCCAGCGTCCTCGAACCAGTTCCGTCTTGGGTGATGGTGATTGCGCCTGACTGACCTGCTGTCTGATTACTTGGATTCGCCAGTGTCCGGTTGCCACCCAGCGTCACGCTGAAGTTGTTTGCTACAGCGAAGTCAGGCGTGATCGTCGCGCCGTCTGTGAGCGCTGAGACTGCACCGCGCTGCGCCCTAGTAAACGTCTGTGTGACATCTGTCTTGGCTGTATCAACGTCATACGCCTGTACGTCAACGCCTACCTCAACGTCCATTGCCTGCTGTGCTGCTGCTACTGTCGCCGCAGTGAACACGCCGATACCGACTGTCGTGCCACCAAGGTTTGTTCTGGCTGTGCCTGCATTCGTCAGGTCAGATAGGTTGTTTGCTTTGGCAAGGAAGTCTGTGCCTGAAACATAAGCCGCTACCCAGATGGTTCCTGTGTAGACATTCATCACCCCGGTTGTGCTGTTAAAGTACAGAGCGCCAGCTACCAGCGCATTGCCGTCGTTGTCTACTGATGGAGCAGAAGACTTAGCGCCGAGGTATCGGTCATCAAACGAATCGAAAGATGCCAGCGTCTGATCACGGGCAGCTTCAGCAGCAGACTGTGCCGATGCTGCGTTGGATGCTGATGTCGATGCACTGCTTGCAGAACTAGCCGCAGCCTGTGCATGGTACTTAGCAGAGAACTCACCACCAGCTACAGCGCCTGATGTCTTGGTCGCCCAATCGTTTGCCAGCGTAGCGGAGGCAGCAGCATTGGTTTCGCTAGTAGCAGCCGCAGCGGCACTTGATGTTGCAGACGCAGCATCCACCAGCAGCGACCACTTAGCCGCATCGGTATTTGTGGAGATCGGCTGCGAACCGGTAGAAGTGTGCTGGGTAATACACTGCCAAATGTTATTGTTGCTGGTGTCTTTGACAATGTCTCGGACATAGTACAGCGTGCCAGATGACCAGTTGCCACGGTTGGTACCAAGTGTTTCACCCAGTGCTGGGTTACCGTTTGCATCAAAGCCCAGCGTCTTGTTTGCCCGCAGCGTCGCCCTGGGCAGGGTCATGTTAATCGTTGTCGGATCAGTCTGCGGAGCTTGCAGAGCTCGGCTCAAGCCTTCCGAGTTCTGCTGGGCAAAGATGGTTTGCTGATCCAGCTCATCGTTCAGCGTGTTAGCGAAGAAGTCGCCGCCGGTCACAAAGTCTGTGGTGCGCGAGATCGTCCGGTTGCCGACGATGGCGATCTGCGTTGCACCCGTGGGTGTCGCCGTCAGCGTCACAAAGCCAGTGCCATTACTGTTGATCGTGACCGAGTAATCGGTGGTCAGGGTCAGCAGCGCGTCATCCTTGTATACCGCAATGTCGCCAGCTGCCAGAATCTCAAAGGTAAAGTTGTACGGGCCAGTGCCACTGGCTGCGTACACTACTCGCCTTGTCACATTGTTAATTGGCACGCCCATGTTTCAATCCTTCCTGTGGTAATTTTACTAATCCATTGATTCTAAAGGAACCCTCGGCGTTTGTTGATATTTGCGCTTGGCCATTTCCTGATTTTTTCTAACCTGGGAAACAAAGTCAGGGTGTTTAGCTTCAAATATCGGGGACATAATTGTTTCCTCTTTGAACTCTGAAGTAATCCTGCCAAGCTCTTGAGTGATCCCCTCATAAGCGCCGTTTTGCATTTGATCCACAAAGCCAGGCGCAACCAAAGCGTTTCTTACTGCATCCCGATATGTCCGGCCATCAACCTCAATCCTGTTCATGTACAGCAACATGTTGGAATATTCCAAATCATTCATTGTGACATTGGCAATTTTTCTATCTGGCTTTACAAGTGGCATCTTCCCCCTTGCCTTTGCAATCTCCAGAAGTCTGCGCTCATCAAATTCCAGATCCTCTTCCACCCGGTTAAATGGCAGGATCCACTTAATTGCATTATTGTCACCGGTCTTTATTTCTTGGCTCCAAATATTTCTGGCAACCGGAATCAATGACTCACCGTCATCCCGCTCGGATGAGGAAAGTATTGGGGTCTTGGCTGCCCAGCTGCGGAACATAAAATCAAAATATTTGTACTCTGTTGGCAGGCTAGGATCTACCGTTACCTCGCGCTTTAGCGGGTCAAGGGTGTCCTCAATTTGCTTGAGCAGGCCGCTGTAAGGCATTGGCACAGGCACGACACCACCAATCATGCTCTGAGCTGCGTTGCCAAAGAATGCCCTAGTGGCCGCATGCGACGACTCTGATTTTGGGTCGCGCTTTACTTCCTCAATCATGGTCGCAAACTTTGACATGCCACTAAGGAATGGCAGCTCGCCAATATATTTGAACGGCATCAGGCTGGCATAAAGCAAAAGGTCGTGCCACTCGTCGTCATCTTCTTTGCCGTACACAACCCCTGTTTCTGCGAGCGTGGCAGCAATACCCAGCATGCCGCCAATCGGCTCAAGGCCAGCGTAGCTGTAGTAGGCATCACCAACCTTGCAGGAAAATGGCTGCCAACCGGTAGTCTCTCGCAGGAATTTGCGACGCTCTGGATCTGTCGGACCAGCGCCAGTACAGGTTCCATCCATTGCCAAATGAAATCCAAGCGCCATAAAGGCAGCGCCCTGGGATGCCTTACCAAGCGCCATCTGGCGGCGAGCACCACCAGCAAGGTAATCCTCGCGGATCTCTTTAATTGCCATTTGACCCAATGGTGTTCTGGCCAGCATAGCTTTTTGCGCGTTGATAACAGTCTTGATATACGGCGCGATAAAAGTGCCGATTGGTCCAGCTCCCATGTTGTCGAGCTTGTTTCTTGACTGCATCAAGAAATTACCAAATCCACCAAGATCAGACTGCAAAGATCCCTCAAGCACGGCTGTATCAATTTTGTCTAGCACTCTAGCGGTTGGGCTAGAGATTTGATACGCCATATTATCCAGCGCCTTGGTTTCATCCACGCCGTTTCTCATGGCCATCAGCGCATCTCTGGCAGCCAATCGTCGGCCTTCCATGTTGGCGACCAGAGCTTTCACAAACTCGTCGCCAAACAAGTTTGCTCTACCTGGTAAGCGAATTGCCTTACCTAAGAAATCAACCGCCAGCGCCATCGGGCTCTCAGGATCGGCAAATAATTTTGCCGTGATTGCCGGATCTGGAACCTTGTCTACATCCTTGCCCACTTTATAGACCGGCGCGTCAGTCACAAATGCCTTGGCTCCAGCTGCCCAGGCTTTGGGCATTGTATGCATCCATGTTGCATACTCAATAATCGCCTCACTTAAAAACACCTCGTCAGCAGAGTTGCTGCCAAAAATAGGCGTGATGATTGTCTTGTCAATTGCTTTGCCGGCAGTTGCAGCAAAACCACTATCCGTGGCTCTGGAAAGCGAACCAACCAAGTTTGCAAAGAAGTTGCGCTCTGCCGAGTTGGTGCTCGACATCAGCCCCATTTGATAGATTTCTTTCCAGACCTTACCGAGCTGCTGAGTTGTGGTGCCGGCAAGATCAACAAACTTCGCCTTTTGCTGCGCGTTTAATTCAAGATAAGCCGAGGCAAGTTCTTTTAGGTTTGCCCTGCCGCCCATTTCATTGAGCAGGTTTGTAATTTGCTGCGGGTCACTGATGCCGACGGTGCCATCAACAGGCAGCCTGAAAGATCGTAGGGCGCGAGCGCTCTCAGTCTGAGCTGCTTTCAATCGCATTTGAATTGCAGCATGAGTGGCCAAGTGATCACGCAGCTCAAGCAATAGCTTATCGTCCTCCGTGCCAACTGGCATGCTCTTAACTTTGTTGGCAATCGAATCTAGCTTGTTGGATGATCTAACAAGCAAATGCCTAGCGGCAACCAGCTGTTCGGCATTGAATGTCGTGCCAATCTTTGCCATCAGAAGATCCGGCGCTATGTCCAGCTTGGATGCCATATCAATGACAGCCTGGTCTTTAAGCACGCCGCGCTTTGCCTGGTCTATTTCTTTGGCAAACAAATTACTGGTGGCATTGATTGCTTTGTCAATATCCTGCTCAGATTGCAAGTAATTAAAATTAAAATCTACCTTGTCAACCTCATTGCCATAACCAGAAACAAATTTAGTGGCATCATCTTCAGACACGCGATTGATAATTACTCCTGGAAACTCCTCTAGTGGCTCACCCATTTTTTGGGAGGCAGCAATTGCCGACTGCATTTCATCAGACGTTGCCAAAGTTGTTTGAATCGGATCTGGCGGCGCAACAGACTCGTTGCCCTTGGTAGCGTCTTTAAGTTTTGTTTTTTGCTTTTTACTTAGCTTGGTGTTCGTTGATTTCTCAATGCTTACCTTCGCATCAATATAAGGCAAGCCCTGATCCGCAGCTTTTTTAATCTGCGAATCAACTTGAATAATCTGCTTTGCACCTTGTACTTTTTCAGTAGCCGCCTTAGTTGCAATTTTTTCAACTGACTCAGCCACGGCTGAATCGGCGACTATTGAAGACTTGGAATCAAATGCTTTTGCAATAACTTTTGCTGGCCGGACAAAAACATCGGCCAAGCCGGCAACCTGCATACCATCCATGCTAGCCTCTTCTGGCGCTGGCATGGACGGCATCGGCTCATTGATTATTTGTGCCGCTGGCTCTGCTTCTGGCAGGATAGAGCTGATGCGCTGCTCAAGTGACTCGGCCATTATTGAGCTCCCTTAGTTGGAGCCCGACGGCCCCTGGTTACTGTTGTCCCTGCAGCTGGCGTAGTTTGTCCGACGCTGATTGGATTCCCTGCTCCTCCAGTGCCTGTCGATTCTGTTGGAGTTTGACGCGCATTGCGGAGGTTTCTAGCTCCAGCGAGTTCAGACTCATCGAAGGGGATTCCTCTTGCATTGAGTAGGTTTTTTGCTCCATCTGAAAAGCTCTCCGATCTAGCTGACTTTACGCCCAAATTATAATATAAGCTCTGTTCGTAGTACCACAAAACAGCCTGATTTGCTTGCTCATCTAATTTTATATTTGATGCAACAGCCCGGTTCCATTGCTTCATTATGGCTCGCTCGGCCTCATTGCGCGGAGCGTCTACCAGCCCCTGCTCACTTACGTTGCCTTGAGTCAGCGTGCCTGTGTGCCGGTTGTAAGTCCTGGTAAACCACTTGTCAGCAGTTGTCTCTTTAATACCATTAAGATTTAAAAAGAAAGGGCCACCCTTTTCACCCATAATAAAAGCGCCCATCTTCATATCATTTGCTTTACCTGGTATTCCTGGACTTTTGTAAAGACCAGATGCGGCTCGCATTTCTATAATTTCTTTTACTGTGTGCGGGGTCAGTAGCCATTCGGCATACTTGTCCATGCCCATTCTTTTAATCATGTAATCATGCAATTTTAATTGCTGCTCCATGATTGGCCCAGTTGTGCCGCCCCACAGCTTTCCATTATCTGGATTGCGTGATGCCATCTGGCCGGTCTTCATCAAGTGTTCTGTGATACGCAAAGCAACCGGCCAATTTTCCCCAGCTCGTTTGTTGTAGCTAGTTGACGCAGAAAATGCTGTGGTCATTACGCGAAGCGGTTCATCGGTTGCAAGCTCGGGAATAATTTTTGAGCCCAACATAAACGCCTGATGAACGTCATCTTCGTACCAAGTAGCACCGCTAATTGGTTGAGACATTTGATATTCAGCTTCAGCCGTAGCCGAATCAACCATTTTTGCCAGATCTTTTGGTTTTGTTGGATCTAGCGGTTTATTTTTATTTAACGCAAGTTGTGACTTTTCTAAAATTATTCCAACATCATTAACAGTAATTGTTCCCTTTTGACCTGTGCCATCAATTGGCACGCCAGCCAAACGCAGCGCAACAGATGGAGCTCGTTGAGCTTGAGGCAAATAGATTTTTAAATCAGGATTTGTGGCAACAGTATCAACTGCTTTTGGCAATTCTGTGGTCGGGTTAAATTTACCAGGAGCCACATCCATCAAACCGCCGGTCTTGCGCAGATAGTCTTCGGCCATCTTGCCCGCAGTTGGGCCTAATTCTTGGACAGCTTTCTTCGTCAACTTAGCCGTGCCAATTGCACCAGGGACTAAGCCAAGAGTTCCACCCACGCCCTCAATGACAGCACTTTTTACATCACCGCGCTCGGCTGATTTTTTTGCTTGCCCTAATAAAATTGCAGCTTCCTCGCTTTGCAAGAAAGTACCAAGAAACGGCACAAAATCAGCCAGGCCAAGATTTAACGGCAGGCGACTACTTGCCCCACCAATAAATGATTCAACTCGTTCTCTAGTTTTAAATCTGTCTGCACCAAGATTTACCATGCTGTCGGTTAGGAAACTGGCAAGTTTTTCTCTGTTTGTTTTGTCAGCCGCCGTTGCCTCGCCAGTTGCGTACAGTTCACGCTGCTGCTGCTGGATTGGCAAAGTCACACCAGTTGCCTTTTCTGCGGAAGCGAAACCTTGCGGCGCATCTGTGCGCGTCTGGCTTGGACCAGCGGCCAGCTGCAATCCCTCAAGGCTGGGCTCTGCTACCTCAACCGCTGGCGGTCTACCCAAACCAATGATCTCGCCATGCGGCGCACGATAATAAATGGCAGTCCCGCTATCCGTTTCTTCTTTAATAAAGTCTGGCTCGCCGGCCATCGCACGCTCAAGCAAACCCTCGCGCACACCAGGCGTACTGATGTAATCATCAAACATATAAATGTCATCAACTGTCACCGGCTTTGAGATATTCACTTTTGCTCCTTGGGTGCGTTCTTTATGGCATCTCTATATTTATTGACTGCGCCCTTTGCCATATTTACATCACCAGGCTTTTTGCCATTCTTTACCGCTTTTTGAATTGCTTGCTCAACGGCGGCATCATTGTTTAAATCAACGCCCTTGAGCTCTGGCACCGCCATTTCGGCAGTGCTTTTTTGTGATTGTGCTTCCTTAACAAAAGACCTGCCAAGCAAAATCTTTACCCCGCCAGCAAGCTCATTTGCCTTCTTTGTGACATCTGCACCAGATGGGTATCTTCCATTTGCGTCTGGCGTTTGTGCGTAATTTAACAGCTCCTGCTTTTTTGTAGCTATTGCTTCAGATGCAATTCTCTTGCCTTCAGCGCTATCAAAATTTGGAGGCAAAAATTCGCTTGTTTGCCCACCACTAAACTCAATGTTTTTAAATCCATTGCTTAATGTAGCCGATGGATTTGCGTTCATGCTAACCAGAGACTGCTTGTCTGATTGTGAAATATTTGGATCCGCACTTAACTGACCAATATTAAGGTTTCCATTTTTAGCGCTTCTTACATAATTATCAAAAACAACTAAATTAGTTTTACCCTCTTTTGGTTTAGATAGTTCCGTAATGTAATCTTTGGCTTGCTTCATTAGCGACGGATCAACCGGCAACTTTAATAACTCTCCAAGATGCACATTCATTTCGCTTATAGTTTTTGAGCGATGAATTTTTCTTAATAATTCTTTTCCGTTTTGTTCAGCATCAACAAGCGCAAGATCAATTCCCTGCTTTCTTTGTTGCGCCATAACACCAAACTTTGTAATTGTGTCACGCAGATTGTCGGTATCGTTAATCCGCATCCAATCAATCAAAGTTTTTACTTCTTGCTTTTGGAATAAATTAGTCGCGCCTGGTGGATCATAAACGCCAGAGTTCAGCTGTTTATAAGTTGATTTTGGGTTTGATAGATACGCCTCATCACTTAAATGCTGAAGCAAAACATTTTGCCTAGCCGCTGAAAACTCAGTTTGCAGCAAGCCTTGAAATTCTTTAAAAACCTCTGGCCCATGCAGCGACGCACTTTTAAGAATTACCGATCTGTACAGATCTTCATATTGGGGAGCCATTTCAGGGTTTGTCATAATTGCTTTCTTGTACATCCTAATTCTGTTGTCAGAATCAGCTCGGAAAGTAATTAACTCTTGTTCTTTATTTTTCTTTGCGTGCGCATCCAATGCGGCCTTGTACGCAACATGACCATCGGCAGTGGCCGAAGCCTCAAACCTTAACGCCGCCTCACCATCAGCCTGCGCTAATGAAGCCGTATACCCACGAATTCGATTCTCTATTTCTTTTTTTGCTTCTTCTGGTGTTATTTGACCAGCTGCCGCTTTTTCAGCAATTTCTATAATATCAACTCTAGATTGAGCTCCAAACCTTTCGGCAAGTTGGAATCCCCTAGCTTTGCGAACAGCCTTATCAAATTTTGTAAAATCACCAGCAGGAACCAGGTCGGTAATGTCACCCTCTTTTGCCGCAAGCATTTGTGCTGGCGTTGGCGGCTGAGTAATTACAAATTGCAAAGCCTCTCTTTGCCGAACCTCACCGCCGTAGGCAATAATGCCGGTGGTCATCCGATCAATATTTTGCGCCAATATATCAGCAGTTCTTGCCTCGGCTCTTGGCCCGACAAATTCTATTTGCTGCGGAACAACGCGCTCCATCGGCACACCAGATGCCGAGCGTAACTGCGCTTGCCCCGATTCCAATCTGGTTGCCATGTTATTTAATTTCCTTTTTCATTGTTACTTAATCAAGTGAAACTTCAACTTGTCTTTTTTTCGCGCCGCTACTGAGGAAAGTTTGAGCAACATCAGTCGCACCCTTTGACAAAGTTGCACCAGCCAACAATCCACCCTGCTCGCGTGCTGCCTTGCCCGCCTGCTCAAACTGGCCAGCCTGGCGCTGCGCCGCAAATATATTAAGAAAGTTTTGGTATTCCGTTGATTGGATCATTGCTGCGGCATCCTCAAACCCAAGCACTTGAGCCGTCAATGCATTTAACTCTAATACATCAACATCCATCATTACATTGCGAACATTCTCGCGCTGCACCGCAGCAGCGCTACCCTCACCAAAACTTATCCCTGAAGCAGCTGCTCGCGCTCTCATATTTGCGTTGGTTGCCCGCAAGTTTCTAAGCAATGTGTTTCCTGCAATTTTATAATTTTGAGATTCTAACTCTGCTTTTTTTAATAGCCTACCAGCTTGAATCTGCGCATACTGATCCGACATCTCTGCGCGAACCTCGGCCACCGTTAGGTTGTCGCGTGCCTGCAAAAGAAAACTTGTTTGCTGCTGGATTGCCGCAGCCTTCTGAGCTTGCGCTGCGCCATAAGCGCCAATCATTCCAGCGGCAGCCAGCATCCCGCTTGCGGGAGTTAAATTCTGACCATCTAAAAGCTCTGCCCCAGCAGCCATTCCAACATCAGCGATTGCCCGTCCGGCTGACTCTACGGCCACCACAGGAAGCAGCGCTGCCCTTCTTATATTCTGTGCTATCTCGCTCATCTGTTATGTCCCTGAGTAAACGGCCACGCGATAGTCAAGGCCGAGCAAATTCATCTTCAGCGGCAGATTCTGCGACACCTCGATCGACTGCTCGCGGCTGTAACCCAGCACACCATTGACCCGCTTGATGCCAGTAAAGGTAGGCTCTGGATCGTCCAGCAGCGGATTATCGAGCAGCCTGAATGCCACCGGCTGGTTATTAAGCACAATGTTCTGAGTCTCCTCCAGTACCGCGCTAATCTCAACAATCCGTTTTTTAAACGATACCCGGCTGCCGGTCTGCAACT